CTAAATCTCCATCCTTATAAATTAGTAGATTATTAGCCCCTTTTAATTTCTTATCTCCTACCTTTATCTTCTTTTTATAATCCTTACACCGGATTATGCGATATACACCATCTGGTTTATTAAATATAATTTCTACCTTAGTACCAGCAAATCCCTCTGGTTGTACTTCTTGCCAGGTTGATACCTGAGAACCCTCTTTAAGAGTATAACCAAATAGGGCCCAACACAAAGCAGATGGTATACTGGTTTTACCAGAACCCACCTTACCTCTTATTACGTTAAGTCCCGGTTGGTCTAATTGGAATATTGTTTCCTCTATCAAACTACCAAAACCTACTATCTGAATTTCTTTAAAACTTATCATGTTACCTTCTTTAGTGATTCCTTCAATGCTTTCTTTTTCTCCTTATCTTTTATCTTCTTTTCCTTACAATAATTCCTAGCTAACTTACTACCCGATGAATTAACATTAAATTTGTTTTTCTTAATTACGGTAGTAGACTTATCCTTTTTAACCTTAGTCTGTACATAGAAATTATCGTTATCTGGTTTATTCTCACCCGGTTCTAATTCCACAAACTTAGGATATTTACTAAAAGGTACAAATTCTACTTCTAAGTTTTTATAGATTACCCAACAACCCATTTCACAATCTCTATCAGTAAATCTTTGTTGTTGTGGTGCTCCTACTTGAATTACAGTGGTCTTAGCCACCTTCATCTCCATAGGTCTATGTATATGACCAGTTAATACCAAATCGAATCTAGCTATGGCCTCTTCAAAATCGTTAGTAGGCATGTGTGAGTGCATTGCTCTACCATCTGTCTCCTTTACATTGGGCATGGTGGTATGTAATAACAAGACATTCATCTTGGATTTATCGATTTTTAATTTTCTAATATGACCTATTAAACCCAGGTCATGTGTTAGAAAGGGTACCCCGTAAACCTCTATATCCCCAAAGCTTTTTGATTTAAAATCTAAACACTGTATGCCTTTAAAAGTATTGGATAGGGTTTGAATATAGGAATATGAGGGCTTACCTATAAGGTTAGCATCGGATTGATCGTGATTACCTGAAATAGCATAGGTTTTATTTTTGGTTTTACTATAAACCTTACCCAAATAGGGTAACACATCAGAAAATAATGGGTTAGTTATATGTTTTTCTTTATCGAATAAATCACCTGTAAATATTTTTATACAGTCATACATCTTAGCCATTAATTCTACTCTCCTGATAACATCTAAGGCATTCTTTATTCTCCTGTTGCCTTCATTGTGTTGTTTATATCTGGTAAGGTGTAAGTCAGAAAAGACTATCGCCCAAACATCCTCTTTATTTCTTGCCATAACTTAGGTTCTTCTTTTAATAATAATTCTACTATGCTTACTCGGCTCTCCCAGTTCCATTGTTTTACTTGGTAAATATCTTTGTGCTGGTGTATCTGGGTTTCCATCGTATGTTTAAATACCTGGTTCATCATTAGTTGGTAGGGTAAGTTATTTATCCTGTTACCATCATTTTCATAAACCATTTTATCTTCGGTATCTATATCCAAAAAGAACAATTCAAAACCTAAAGGAAATGTATCCCTACAGGCTTTGAAATATTCTTCGGTATTATAAGTATTAAGGAAAGGTGCGTTCTGTATTAAGAAATATACCATATTATCTAGAGGTGACCTATCCGTTACAAATGAAGATAAGTCTTCTGTTAGTTTAGACCTATATTCTAATAACTCCATTTGGAAATCATACCCCCAGGTGGGTTCAAGTATACTCTTCTTAACTATATCTGCATGGGACGCTATATCATGCTTTTCCCAAAGGGGTTTAGATGAACCCTGTATAAAGGGTATATTAAACCTTGCGGATATATAATTAGCTAATGTGGTTTTACCTGTCCCTGAACAACCGGATAAAAATATTTTCATTTTTCTATAGGTTTTAATTCTACAGTTTCACCCGCTAATTCATGGTCCGAATCCTTGGTGAATTTAATCTTACCATCTTTAACGAAAGCATGGCATTCTACCTTTTTCCCGCGGTCTATAAAAGCACTACTTAATATAGGTTTAAGTGTGGGATATATTAAATCATTATTAAAATCCCAGGTAGCTCCTTTCCAATTACCATCCTTAACTGTTGGTGAATGTTTTGATTTACAACCGGGACAATAAAACTCTGCCCTTGTTGAACCATCTTCCAGTACTACTAAATTGATTACTTCTAGGCTTTCTACTTCTTCGCTCATTATTTTAAGTTTTTAAATGTTTTTATAAAAGAGTCATCCGTAAATGTACTGATATCATACTTGGAGCAGATGATTGCTAATTCTTTCCTATCTATTTTACCAGAGGATTTTATATTTATCTTTTCCCCTTTTAAATAAGTACGTGCAAAGAATCTCAAATCAATTAGAGCTCTATTCATATTGTATAACTCTTTAGCTTCACTGCGGGTAAATTTATTCATCTCCTCACCTGCACCCCTGATATATTTGAGTAAAGAACCATATTCCTTTATAAATTTAAGAGTGGTTTTATCTCCAAAGCCTTTCTTACCTTCGATGTTATCGGATTTATCCCCCACCAATGAAAGATAATCTACGCATTGCTCGGGGGTATACCCATATACATTTATTAGATTTTTATGGGTAATCCTTTTATTTTTCCAGGGGTGCCATATACTTATATTAGGTGAAAGCAATTGGTTAAAATCTTTATCGGTTGAAACAATTACTACTGCTTCTCCTTTTCTTTTTGCTTTTCTAGTATACAACCACATAAGATCATCAGCTTCCCTATTTGATTTATGGATTACTGGTACTCCCAAAGCCTTAAGCATTTTTTTAATATCTCCTTGCTGGCTGATAAACTGTTCTTGATCAAAATCCCGGGCCTTCTTTTTAGCACCCCTTGTACCTTTATATCCTGGGTGTATTGCTAACCTATTCTTATCTTTCTTTCCATCAAATACCACTAATACTTTATCAGCCTTTTGTTGGTTGATAAGTGATCGCAAAATATAAGGGAATCCATAAGCAGCTGAGCTATCGATTCCCTTTCTAGATTTAGTTTTAAATTTATGATAAGCTCTGTACATGAGATTATTACCATCTATTACTATATTCTTAATCATCTCGGTGTTTTTAAAAAAGAGGTTACCAATCCAAGTCCTCCAGTTATTCAAATTAAACTAAATGCTTATCTAGTTTGGCCTGTCTGGTAACCTCTTAAAATTAATAATAAGTAAATATAAAAAATTAAAATACACCTAAGAATCCTTTTCTAAATCCTTAGAAGTAACAGTTTTTAAAGCGAAGATATTATTTTCAATTTTAGATGTTTTACTTCGGGTCCTACTAATGGTGTTAACCCCAGATTTTCTAATCAATTTCTTACGGGTTTTATCATCCTTTTTAATCAGTTTAGCTAAAGCTGTTTCCCCATTAGCTAACATCTTATCCCCCAGGTAATATCGTGAAGCTCCCTTTTTCCTTTTGATAACATTAGTTCTTTCTAATACTTCTGCAAAACCAAAGTACCTACTAAAACCAACCGGTTCAGAATAGTGGGGGTGAAAATAAACCTCTGCTTGTTTAATAGTGGGTTTAGGTGGGGCTACTTTATTCTTAGTAACTCTTACGGTTGTTACTCTACCTATCCTATCCTCATAACCATCTATCTTACCCTTTAATTGTTTACCGCCATATACTCCTATTCTTTGAGAAGCATAGAACTTAGTTGCCTTACCTCCGGGTGTGGTATCTGGGTCTTCAAATTTAGAAGCCCCGATCTTAGACCTTAACTGATTAATAAGTACAACTGTTACCCCCAACTTTTCAAATAATAGGTTTCTACCTCTTAGGAACTTATCCATAGCCTTAGCTCGGTTACCCATTTCTGCTTTGGCATCTACATCACTTGTGTTTCTATTTGCTAGGCAATCTAATGCGGCAATAGAATCTACCACTAATAATATGGGTTCGTTATTAGTTAATTTCTCTCTGTAGAACATAGCCATATCCATTGACCAGTCTGAGATATACTCAATTGCTTTCTCAGTGTATAGTTCTACGAAATCCAGGTCTAAACCATTTTGCTCTGCCCAATCCCTAGTGAAGGAATGTTCAGAGTCAGCCCATAATACCTGTCCTCCTAATGCTTGACAACAATAGGCAAAGTCATAGGCTAATAAAGATTTACCTGATGACTCTTGTCCAAATAGCTCTAGGATTTTCCCATAAGGAATACCCCCGCCCAGTTGATAATTAAATGCTAAGAACCTTGAAGGTAACCATAACATTTCTTCAGCTGAAAGAACTATATCCGAAGCAACCCCGGTACCCTCATATTTTTTATTGAGAGCATTCCGGGATTTAACTTTAGTAGTTTCTTTGTTCTTTGCCATATTCTATACGTCCTTTCTTCTTCTGGATTTCTTCTTAGTGGATTTACTTTTCTTCTTTTTCTTCTTAGGTTCATCATCGTCATCATCATCATCATCAGTGAATGCTGTACCTAAGAACTTTTCTAGTTTCTGTTCTGTGTCTTCAAAGCTATCAACCTCTTCTCGAATTAAATCATCTAGATCGATGTCCTTTCTAAATTCCTTGGGTAACTTAGAATTTTTACAAGGCATCACTGAATAGTTAGTATCTGTTTTACCTTTACCTTCTCTTGTGATCTTAAGGTCATAACCTTTTATTGGATCGGTCATATCCCCCCAATCATCTTCGTCTAGATAAAGGTCAATTATCTCCTGGTACAACCCATTAGATATTTGGAGTAATTTACCTGAGTCATCGGTGTCTACCTTCTTACC